GTAGATGAAGGTTCTTGTATTGTACAAGTAGGATGGGAACGTCTTACTACTAAAGAAAAGCAGGTAGTACCTGTATATAGTTACTATCCTGCTGAAGATGAAGAAGCATTAGCTATTCTTAATCAGGCTTTAGAGTTAAAACAAAAAAATCCTAGAGAATACAATGAGAACATTGATGAGGCTATTAAAGCTTCTATTGACTATTCACAACAGAATGGTGGAGAACCAGTATTAGCTCATCAAGTTGGAGAACAGGAAGTATTAGTAGATAAAGTCATAGAAAACAGACCTACTGTAGAAATACTTAATACTTTAAATGTTTATATAGACCCTACTTGTAATGGTGATTTAGATAAAGCTTTATTTATTATTAAAAGCTTTGAAACTAATCAAGCAGAATGTAAGAAAGCAGGTATTTATAAAAACTTAGATAAAGTTAATTGGGCAGGTAATAATCCTAATTCAGATGGTGACCATTATACCAATGCAGATGAAAACTTTAATGAAGACCTTATTAGAAAGAAGGTAGTAGCTTATGAATACTGGGGCTTCTATGATATTAATGGTACTGGTTCATTAACACCTATTGTAGCTACTTGGATTGGTTCAGTAATGATAAGAATGGAAGAAAACCCATTCCCAGATGGTAAACTACCCTTTGTAATAGTACAGTATCTACCTGTTAGAAATTCTGTATATGGCGAGCCAGACTGTGAGTTACTAGAAGAAAATCAACAGATTATGGGTGCTATTACCCGTGGTTTAGTTGATATTTTAGGTAGGTCTGCTAATGCTCAACAAGGCTTTGCTAAAGGTATGTTAGACCCTTTAAATAAGCGTAGATTTGAGAATGGTGAGGATTATGAATTTAATCCTAATCTATCTCCACAGACAGGGTATATTGAGCATACATTCAATGAATTACCTCAGTCAGTATTAGCTTATGTACAGATGCTTAATGCTGATGCAGAAGCTTTAACAGGTGTTAAATCATTCTCAGGTGGTATGTCAGGTGATGCCTATGGTCAAGTAGCTGCTGGTATTCAAGGAGCCATAGATGCTGCTACTAAGCGTGAAACAGCTATACTTAGAAGATTAGCTTATGGTGTATCTGAAATAGGTAATAAGATTATAGCTATGAACGCTGTATTCTTATCTGAAGAAGAAGTAATTAGAGTTACTAATAAGCAGTTTATTACTATTAAACGTGAAGATATTAAAGGTAACTTTGACCTTAAAGTAGATATTAATACTGCTGAAGTAGACCAAGCTAAAGCACAAGATTTAGGCTTTATGCTACAGACTCTAGGTCCTAATATGGACCCAAGGATTACTATGAAGATTCTAGCTGAAATAGCAGACTTAAAACGTATGCCTACTTTAGCTGAAGAATTACGTAATTATCAGCCTCAATCTGACCCTATAGAAGAAGCTAAGAAACAGCTTGAAGTAGAGGAAGAAAAAGCTAAGATTAACTTTATTAATCAGAGAGCTAATAAACTTATTGCTGATACTAATAGGGTTAATGTTGAAACTAATCAGATTGCTTCGGGTGCTCGACAGTCCTTTGAGCTTGCTAAACAGGCTGCACAGGCTAGAGCTAATCAGAACCTTGAGATTACTAAGGCATTGGTTAAGAATCGTAAGCCTGATGAAATACAGGGCAATATTGATGCAGGTATTGGCTATAACATTATGATAGATAATGATAATACAAGAAAAGAGTTTAATAATAGGTTACAATATGGTGACCAAGCTACAAGACCGGTCAAACCTTTTGAAACTAATGAAAAACTCATGGACCCAATGGCATGACAAATAGTGAGATAGAAGAATTTAAAAGACAGTGTGATAAGGCAATCCAACTAGGGGTTGCCTTAGAACGTTTAGAATCTAATGAAGATTTTAAATTAATTATTAATCAAGGTTTTTGTAAAGATTTTGCTCTAAAGTACTTAGAGCAAAGTACTAGGGTTAATCAAGATAAAGATAGTAAAGCTAATGCTTTATTCTTTGCTAGATGCCCTAGTATATTAAAGCTTTACCTAGAAAGTATTAAAGGTAAAGCTGATACTGCCCAACAGCAGTTAATTGATATTGATAATTTAAATGAGGAAGATAACTAATGGCTGATATTTTTAATGCTACAGATGATGAAATTATGCAGATGTCTGAAGAAGATTTACATAAGGCTGAAGCTGAAGTAGAGGCTCAGACTAAACAAGAACCTTCAACTGAACCAACTGATAATACTCCAGCTGAATCAAATGAGCCAAGTTCTACAGAGTCTGAAGAATCAACAAAGACTGAAGATAATAAAGAATCTTTAGAAAATGTTGACAATAAAGAAAAATTAAATAATATTGAAAATAATACAGAAACCCCTCAAGAAATTGACTATAAAGGTTTCTATGATAAGGTTATGGCTCCTATTAAAGCCAATGGTCATACTATTCAGCTAAAGAACCAAGATGAAGTTATTAAACTAATTCAACAAGGTGCTAACTATACTAAGAAGATGCAGGAACTTGCACCTTACCGTAAGTTAAATTACATGTTGAAAGATAATGACTTAATAGATGCTGAAAAGTTATCCTTTTTAATTGACTTAAATAAAGGTAATCCTGAAGCTATTAAGAAGTTCTTAAAGGACCATAATATTGACCCTTTAGACATTGATACTGATTCAGAGATTAAATACCAAGCTGGTTCTAATATTGTTTCTGATAAAGAAGTAGCCTTTAGAGAAGCATATTTAGGATTAAATGCCACTGAAGAGGGTAAGAAACTTTTAGATACTTTTAATTCTTATGATGATAAATCTAAAGGTACATTAGTAGACCATCCTGAATTAATGAATGATTTGTTTAAACAAAAACAAGCAGGTCTTTATGATGTTATTACTACTGAGATGGACCGCCAAAAGACTTTGGGTACATTAGACCCTAATCTTTCTTTCTTAGAAGCTTATAACATTATTGGTCACCAAATAGTTAAACAAACACCTTCTAATCAGAACAATCAACCATTAGCTACTCAACCTCGTATGCCTAAGTCTTCATATGATAATAATGCAAGAGCTAAGGCAGCTGCTCCTACAAGAGCAAATACAAAATCAACAGATACTACCCCAAATTGGCTCTCCATGAGTGATGAAGAATTTGAGAAGAAGTTTGGTGGTACTTATTAAAGGAATTAAATTATGGCAGAAAGTGATTTTTCAGGTTTACAGTATAAAAACCCAGATACTACAGCAGCATCTATTGACTATAATGGTGGTACTGACTCTACTAAACAGATGAATACCTTCTTCTGGCTAAAGAAGGCTATTATTGATGCTCGCAGACAGCAGGTATTTATGCAGTTGGCATCTACTATTGATATGCCTAAGCATTTTGGTAAGCGTATTAAGGTTTATCAGTATGTACCTCTGTTAGATGACCGAAACAAGAATGACCAAGGCTTAGATGCTAAGGGTGCTCATTATGAAAATGGTAACTTGTATGGTTCATCTAAGGATATTGGTACTATTACATCTAAGTTACCTGTATTAGGTGAGAATGGTGGTAGAGTAAATCGTGTAGGTTTCACTCGTCTAGCTCGTGAAGGCTCCATTGCTAAGTTTGGTTGGTTCTATGAGTTCTCTCGTGATGCTTTAAACTTCGATTCTGATGCTGAGTTACAGTCACACTTAGCTAGAGAGTTAATGAATGGTGCTTCAGAGCTTACAGAGGATATGTTACAGAAGGACCTGTTAAATGCAGCAGGTGTTGTTCTATATCCGGGTAAGGGTGCTGTATCAGATGATTCAGCAGTAACAGGTGAAGGTTCTACACCTACATTAGTAGACTATAAGTCACTAATGCAGTTAGACCAGATTTTAACTGATAATCGTTGTCCTCGTGATACTAAGATTATTACAGGTACTCGTCTAACAGATACTAAGACCATCCCAGCAGCTCGTATTGCTTATGTTGGTTCAGAATTAGTACCTACCTTAAAGGGTATGAAGGATTTATTTGGTAATCCTGCCTTTGTAGAGGTACAGAAGTATGCAGCAGGTACTACTGTATTAAATGGTGAGATTGGTTCTATTGACCATTTCAGATTTGTACAGGTGCCAGAGATGCAGCACTGGGCAGGTGCAGGTGCTTCTGTAAGTACCAATCCAGGCTACCGTGAGACTGGTGGTAAATATGATATTTATCCTATCTTAGTAGTAGGTTCAGACTCATTCTCTACTATTGGTTTCCAGACTGATGGTAAGACTGTTAAGTTTGACGTTACAACTAAGATGCCAGGTCGTGAGACAGCTGACCGTAGTGACCCTTATGGTGAGACTGGTTTCTCATCTATGAAGTTCTGGTATGGTACTTTAATTAAGAGACCTGAGCGTATTGCAGTTATTAAGACTGTAGCAGCAGACTAATTTAATGTGATAATATTAAACCCGTGAAATCCACGGGTTTATTTATTTATGGAGACTATAAATGGAAGAATTAACTCTAGATGAATTAAAGAACCAAGCTAAAGAATTAGGTATTAAGTATTCACCTAATATTGGTGCAGAAGCTTTACAGAAGAAAATTGCTGAAGCATCTGCAGAACCAGTACATAAAGTACAGGAACCACATAAAGAAGTACCTACAGTAAATAATGATATTCCTACAGATGACCCTGTATTACAGCAAGCTCGTATTCGTAAACATGGTAGAGAAGAAGCTTTAAAGTTAGTACGTTGTAAAATTGCTAATAATGACCCTAATAAGAGAGATTTAATGGGTGATTATTATACTGTAGCTAACTCTGTTATTGGTAAGGTAACTAAGTATGTTCCATTCAGAGGTAAAGCTGCTGAATCATGGCATATTCCTATGTGTATTTATAACTTCTTAAAGAGTAAGAAGTATGTAAATATTGGTGGTATTTCTAATGATAAAGATGATTTATCAAATATAGATAGAGCACAAGAGCTACCAGAGTTTAATATTGAAATCTTACCTCCACTAACACAAGAACAGTTAGATGAGCTTGCTAAAGAACAAGCAGCGGGTAATAGAATTGATTAATGACTACCCCCTATAAGGGGGTTTTTAATAGGAGGCTCTTATGCAGAAACCTACCTTTACAGATTGGTTTACTGATACTAATTCAGTTAATAATAAAGAATCAGATAAATTATCTGAAAAGCTTTATTATAATTTAAATACATCTAATAACTTTGGATTAGATAAGTTAAAAGTAGACCTTAATGAATTTAATATCCCACAAGAATTATTAGATAAAATTCTTAATTATCATATATCAGCTACGGTAGATGAAGTTACAACTAAAGACCCAGATGGTGCAGGTGCTTTTGATGTTTTTATGTCTGCTATATCTAAACATCTTGAGAAAGAATTTAGTCAAGGACGCATAGTAGGTGCTGATTATAGTAATGCTTACTTAGCAGCTATGCAGATGGCTCTACAACAAGCAGTAGATTTTGTATTAAAAAAAGACCAAGTTTTTATTACTACTACTACTTCACAATTAACTGCTATCAATGCTGCTATAGAGACTATTAAAGCTAAAGTATCTTTAGTTTTGGCTCAAATACAAGCTTATACAGCACAAACTGAATATGCTAATAAGAAATTAGCATTAGCTAATTTACATGAGCAATATATTAATTTAACAGCTCAATATGATAACCTCTTAAAAGAGAGAGAACGTATAGAAGCTCAAACAGCACAAATAGTTGCTCAAACCGCTCAAGTACCAGAACAAACTAAATATATCCAAGCTCAGACTACCCAGTTAGCTACCCAGACTGCTCAGATACCTGAGCAAACTAAGCATATTCAAGCTCAGACAGCACAATTAACTGCGCAGACTAATCAAATACCTGAACAGACTAAACATATTCAAGCACAAACTGCACAAGTTATGGAACAAATGGAAGCTACTAGAGGACAGACTCTAGGAACTAGAACAGATGGAACTATTATTGCTGGTTCTATTGGTGCTTCTGTAAAACATTCAGAAAAACAAATAGAAGTTATGTCTGCTCAAATTAAACTCTTAGGAGAGCAATTTGAGACCGCTAGAGCACAAACTCTAGATGTACGTTCTGATAATCAACCTGTTAAAGGACAAATAGGTAAACAAAAAGATGTGGCATCTCAGCAGATTATTGCCTTTAAACAAAAGGCAGGTATTGATGCTGCTAATATTGCATCTAATGCTTGGATTACTTCTAAGGGTATGAATGATGCTGTAGAAGCTCCTCCTTCTATGCAAAATGCTGCTCTAAATAATGTAGTAGACCAAGTATATGCTAATGCTGGCTTACCTACTACAGGTAATCATCAAAATAATCTAAATGGTTCTGTACCCGGATAGGAGATAGTTACTATGGCTCATTACGATGTTTTTGCTTTTGCTACAGCAGTAACAGGTATTGATATGTCCACACATCAATATACTTCGTGGACAGGTACTATGGCTACTAATTGGGTAGCTTTAAGTAATGAGACCTATTTTAGTAAATATTTCCAACAAGCCTTATTTCAAGGCATGTCTTTTAGATTAAAAACAGGTGTTAGGTGGGCAGTAAATTCAGGCTATGCAAATGCTATTGGTTTCTCTGCTGATACCAGTAATGCTTATGCTGGTTCTAAATTAGATATAGGTAAGGCTATACAGTCTTACTTAAATAACCTTACTGGTTCACCTAAAGCAGTTATACATAATTATCAAGTAACCATTAATTCCTTACAAGTAGCTTTAGATGGTTACTTATTTGGAGCATATCATGAGCTGTATTCTAGTAATACTTACACTCAGCATTTTGATGAAAATACCGGTGTAATAACAGTTACTTTTAGTAATAAAGAAAA